TAGAAAGAACTAATTGTCTATCTTGTAAAGGAGCACCATTTAAGTTTAAACCTTTAATAGCGTTAGCGCCGTCTTGGTAGTTAGCTGCGTCAAACAATGTTGTGCCTGCAGGTAAGAAAGCGTTAGATGCTTTAGCATGTAAGCTAGCTAAATCAGCTTCGATTTCATTTACTAAAGTACGCATGCCATGTGTAAGCTGGTCAGCAAAGATTTTGTTAAATCCTATACCGTTGTTAACACCCATTTGCTCTTCACCGTTCCAACGTATTGGCACTGCTCTAGACTTCGAAATAGTCATAGTTTTAGAACCAATAGTTTGGTCACCAGTGTTAGGTGCTGTTTGTGCTGCTGTAATATCAGCTGCTGTAGAAGCAGGTGCTACGAATGAACGTATTGTTTCGCCAACTGCTGCTTGTTCTGCACCAGAATCTCTTGATACTGCTGCTGTTAATCCTACTAATTCTCTTGAGATTACATCTAGTGCAACTCGAAAATCAGGGATATGATTTGTTAATGTATTAGCCATTACTTATTTCTCTCTGTTATTAAATTAAAGGTCGTCTACTACGCTACCGCCATTTGATATATGGTCAGATTGTTGTTGTGCGTTTAGACTAAAAAATTCACTTCTTGAAATCTCTGATTTCTGTTGATTACCAGGTTTACCACCGACAGCACCGCCGCCTGTAGCCTTAGACCCACCAAGTAATGGGGCATACTTTGCATCTGATAAAAAAGAATTCTTGATACTATCTAATATAGTGCTATCAATATTGCCCATGTCATCAGCTAGCTCGCTTAGGCTCTGCCCTACGAATGTACTTAATAACTGTGCTGCTTCTGTTTTACCCTTTGCTAATTCGTTTGCAATTTTCATTGCGTTGTTATTAATCTTCTCTTGTCTTATCTCTGTCTTGAAACCGTTAAGTTTCTTATCTAGATCGTTAGCTCGTTCTTGTTCACCTTGCCACAGCTTTTCAAACTCTCCGTTCTTCTGAGCATCAGCAAGTATCTTTGCTTGTGCTTCTGCTTTAGCTGCTTTAGCTTTCTTAGTCTCTCCTAGGAGCTCGTCTTTCTTAGCTGCTAGTGATGATAAGTCCACCTGTGATTGTTCATATAATGCTTTATAGTCAAGCTCTGCTGCTGCTTGTTCTTCTACTATCTCGTTTGTTTGCTCTTCACTCATTATTAGCCCTCTGGGTTGTGATGCTCTGCATCGTAAATAAATCTGTTATCTAGCTGTTCTAATTCTTCTAATGTGCATGTCTTCATGACTCTTGTTTTAAACTTAGTCATGTCTTTAACATGATTGCCATGTATCTCTTTTATAAAGTCATCTGATTGTTGTAACATAAACTCAAAGTAGTTGTTATACATAAGGAACCACCGAGCATCTACAATTACCGTGTGCTGGGTGAGCTGGTAAGTCTTCTATGTTAAAGACCCTGCCGTTTAAGCTCTGACAGTAGGGGCATACGTGGTCATCTAATATCGCTAGCCATTGTACCTGTCTTATGTTATTCTCTTCTTGTACTACCTTTAAAGTGTTAGAAGCTACTGCTAATACACCAAGCCCTAATAAGGCTTTAGCTTGTGTACTGAACATGCCGTCACTTATGTCACTAACCTTAGCGTCTCTAGCTGCTCTTGTATCCTCTTGGATGATTGCGTCGTCCACAACTCTCATATAATCGTCTGTCTTCTTTTGAGCAAACGCATTAAATGTTGTGCCTAGCTGAGAGGAGCTTTTAGTAAATGATGTTGCTATTGCTACCCCTGTTATTGCTGCTAGTGTCTCTGCTGTTGGTAATTCAATCTTCTTATCTGTGTCCTTCTCAATCACTCTCTTGTTAAACCGTCCTTCATATACTGCGAACTGTTCAAGCTTGTTTATTGTGCTAGCTGTAACTGCGTCTAGTCTTCTTTGTATCTCTACCCTTAACATTGCTAATTCAACAAAGTCTGGGTTTACTCTTATCTCTCTATCTATATACCTAGCTATTGACTTAAAGGCTGCCTCGTAATCCTTAGCAAAGCCTCTAGCCAATCTATCTAATAGTATATGATGTTTTATAAAATCATTCGTCATCGCCATCTAGTACAACTCCCGCTAATGGGTCTATGTTTGTTTCTAGCTCAGCTTCTATGTCTTCATCTGTTCTATCATCACGCATAGCGTTCGTACGTCTTAAGTAATCTCTGATAGATACATCATCAATAATGTTTCTGTCGAACAACATAATCTGTTGTGCTATCAATTGTGGGTCTGCTGAATCTTCATAGAACTGTTTATTTAATTCAAACTGTAATGGAACATCTTTAAGTCCTAAGAACCTGGCTACATCTCTTAATGCTGCTAGTATACCTAAGCTCATGTTACTAGTGAATGTAGACAAAGCGCTGTTCTGGCTACCGTATCTAATACGTGCTGCCTCTGCTGTCTCACGGCCACCTGATGGGGTTATTATCCTAGCCCCTATCTGAACCATTTGTTCTTCTTTACGCCTCATAGCCTGGTCTGGGAGTTGGTTAGCGGCTGATTGTAATACTTGACCACCACCGCCGTTGCCCATGAAGTAAGCTGCTCTAGCTCCTATCTTAAGTTCAGAGCCGTACATGTTCTCAAAGTCTTTAACATCAATGTCACCACTGAATAAGTATGTAGGCTGTCCACATATAAATATTGTTTCTTCGTAATCTGCACTGTTTCTATAGTGACCTAAGTTAACTACCGATAAATCATATAATGGTATATGGTCAATAGCTGAATCGTTGTTGTCACTACCTATAAAGTAGAATGGTATGTGATTAAATGCTCTACCGTCAGCGTCCAATACTGGAACACCTTGTACAATAACTTCACTCTCACTATTATATAAGTCTTGTTGGTATTCGAAGTTCTCGTTTAAGTATAAAACTCTATATTGCTCTTCTTGTACCCATACGAAGTCTACCATGTACTCAACGCACTCTTTCAAGACTACCATGCTTAATACTGTTTTACTGCCAACTGTGGTTGTTGCCCAGTTTATTATACTCTCTGCTGCATAAGGTTTGATGCGCGGCTTCATCTGTGTAAGCTCGTCATCCACTATAGAACCCATCTCCACTCTTGTTGGATGGTCCACTAGTAAACCTATTCTACCAGTTTGTTGTACTTCTGAACTAATGAATTTAGCTAGCTGATGTAAGTTCAAACCTGAACCTGTAGCATCGTCGTACATGTAATCCATTTCTTCAGGTAGGTCAACTGTCTCAGGCTTTCTAAATATCAATCCTGTCAAACCTTCTTTCGTCAATCTAGTGAAATTGGTTAGGATTGCATCGTCTCTGTACTGTGCTGACCTTGCTGGGTCATTCACGTCTACAGTTCTAATGTAGCCTTTAGCTTTATTATGAACAACATCACGGACTAACGTCCAACGTTCTAAAGCTGCTCTGTACTCTGGGTGTGTAGAATCTACTGCCATTTTTATGTTCTCTGTGCGAATGAGAAGTTCAACAATTTGAACGTGTTTCTCATATTTAATTTCTTATTAACAAAATAACCGAATGCATCGTTAGGGTCATCTAAGCCGTTTCCTTTCTCTGGCTTACCCATCTTGTTATATGCTTGCTGTGTTAAGCAATCAACTTGATTCGGACAATTAGTAGCATTAACGAATAACTTCCTATTTGTAAATGCACTGTTAACGCAAGAGACTCTGTCCACTACGTTTGGGTTTTTCTCGTTATTCTTAACTACGTGGAAACCAGCATTCTTAAGCTGTGATAATGAATCCGCGTTAGCGTTTTGTGATGACCTATTCTTACTAGATGCATCTGGGTAGACATGTATCATATGGCCTTTATCTAGCCACTTCTCTTTAATGAAGCTTACAATGTCTGGTGTGTCTAATAAGCCATGTATCTCTTCAACCTGGTGATATTCTGCTCCACCATTCCGTGATACAAATACTGCTGCACACATATTCCCAACATTGAAATCCATTCCGATATGCAATGTCTCTTTCTCTATAATCTCTTCTTCACTATTGTTATGATCTATGTCATATGCATAGTAAACTGTACCTGCTGTTAAATTGACCCACTCACCTTCTAAGTAAGCTTTAATTAATGGTCCGCTAAACTTCTTCTTAAGATTGTTTATGTACGCTTGTGGCACAAATGGATTATCTTCTGTTCTAGCTTTAACGTGTCTGTATTCAGGGTCTATATATGAACCGTCTGATTTCTGATTCTTACCCCATGTCTTATATGTGAACTTAAAGCCCTCTGGGGTGGAGTAGGCACACACTTTGTTGCGTGGCTCTCGCTTACCATTAATACTATACTTATAGCAGTCAGGTAGGTCCTTTGGCACTTGACGTGTTCTAGCAAGAATCATGTTCCAAACTTCATCTGCTTTCTCTTGAGGGAGAGTATCTATCTCATCGACATGTGAAGTGTAAACCTCAAACCCGATTAGTGCGTCTGGGTTATCCATCGAGAAGAATCTAAAGTTACCAATCTGGTTACTTCGTGTTGTTATTGTTGCTTCGTTCTTATTAGTATCATACTCAATGCCATTCTCGTCTAGCATCTTCTGTATGTATCTCATGTTCGGGTCACGTATTAAAGCGAATGTTGGGGCGAATATACCAATAACAGCATTAGGACAATGTAGAGCATCTAAGAAAGCTGCTACGGCTAATGTGTGTGACTTACCACAACCATAGCCTCCATTGAATAAACAATATAGAGCGTCACTCTGTAGTTGGATAAAGTCAGCTTGGGGTTTCGTCAGGCTTAACTGTAGTTTGCTCATAGTCAGTAATGTCTATTATATTAGACTCTGTTTCCTTATGTTCAATTTGTGTTCTATCTGGTGGTGGTAGTACGCTTATCTCAACTTGGTGTATCTGTGTGTCGTTCTTGTTCTCAACGACTTTCTTATCAGACCATCCATATACGTTGGCTGCTGCTGTTTTAAGTAGCTGTGCGTTGCCATTACCCTTAACACCCTCTAAGTATGCATCTTGCCAGAATATCTTATAATCCCTTTCGCCAATCTCTACAGCGTCTGCAAATGATGTAAACTCTTCTGCCCAATTATAATAGGTCTTTGTTGTGATGCCCCATTTAAGGCAACATCTTTCTATTGATAGTCCCGTTAGTCTAAGACCTTCGAGTAATTCTTTAGCATATTTCTTTTTATATTTAGTTGGTCTTGCCACGGTTTAGTAACTCCTTTAAATCTGACTTAATCTCTCTGCCGTCATCAAGTAGGTGTTTAGTGCGCTCTTCAATTATGCCCATGTTTCGTTCTACGTTAGATGTTCTACGTTCTAGATTCTGGATTCTGGAATCTTGATCGTCTTCATGTTTAGCTTGTCTTATATCTTTCTGTTTGAGCTTAAAGCCCA